GCTTTATCTAATGCTACACCTGCCGCTGTGTTAGCATTGTTGGCATCCTCTAAAGCCTGCTGTGCGTCAGCTTTAATGTCGTCAATACCTTCAGCAGATTTATTCAAATTATCAATAGCTTTGTTACCTTCAGCAATCATTTCAGGAATGCCTGCTGTAGCCTGATTCATTTGATCTAAAAAGTATTGTAGCGTGTAAGTCGTTACCTGAGCCTGTAGTTCGTCAATAGGTTTTTGAATACGTAACTTGTAATAGCCTTTAGATGGTGCGTTGTGCATGTCTCCTGTGGCTGTAAACATATGAACCTCTAAACGAAGATCGCCTGAAGGTACTAAATCGCCATTATCTAAACCGAACTTCAACTCTCCTACACCACTTAATAAAGTGACAGGAAGTGTTAAAATACGACCTTCTGCTACCCCAATTACTGCCTCAATCTTGCTCATAGTATCTAAAGGAAATGGTGTGTCTAAGTCGTCTAAGACACGTAAAGCTATGTCAGTAGCTGTGTCATTAGACTTTAAGTACACGGTTTCGTTAATTAATTCTAACTGCATAGTTTCGCCTCCCATAATAAAAGCCGAACGAATGAACGTTCGACTTTAGTTTAGCATATTATACCTTAAATGACTATATTAGTCTAGCTTATTATCCTTGAGGACTTTCTGCTGTTTCTTACCCTTAGAGCTAAGGTAGTTGTTCTTCCATGCTGCGTAGATTGTTAGGACAAGCATTACAGCCCCTACTACATATTCCTGAGTATCCTCAGGGAAGTTCATACCGAAGTATGCTAGAATCGAAGCTACAAGAGCTACGATACGTGCGATTGACGCTTTATCTGTTGGATATTTCATGGTTACTCGCTCCATTCTATTTTCTTATTTTGAAACTTTTTATAAGCATCAAAGTAAATCTCACCTTTGTCACCATTCAACGTTACTTCGTAGTACATACCGTCAGGAACATTCGTGCTTAGTAAAGCTTTAGCATTCTGCAAAGTCTTAGCATACCACACTACATATACATCATCTGAAGTAATACCAGTGCAATCCGTCACGTCCATGTGTTCATTTGTGTAATCAGCTACTAACTCTTTTGCCTTTGGAATGAATTTATTATAGTCCATCATTTTTCCTCCTTGACTTCGTATGCTAGTCCTGCGATACCTGCATCCATTACTTTTTTAGCGGCTGCTTGTGCTGCTGCTTTACCTTTGAATGTACCTGTTTTCACACGGTAGTTTCCACTATCCTCAACTACATGAGCAACCCATCCGAAACGAGTTTTCATTAGCTCTCTAGCATTCTCAGCCATACGCTTGTCTGCCCACGTTCCTGTTTGCACACGATACAGTGTAGCATCTGTAGGAATTGGAGCAGGTTTAGCAATGCCTGCCGCACCTTTAACCATTTGTAAGAATGCCGCCCAATTGCGAGGGTTACCTGCACGAATATTACGAGGGCAGTTTTTGCCGCTAAAGTGATTGTGCTGAACTACCTTGTCAATTGGAATACCTGTTAGTTTCATAATGTGAGCTACGAGAGCTGCACCGTTTTCCATAGCTGTTTGGAAGTCGCCATCACGATTGACACAAATCTCTACGTGAATGCCACGATCATTTCCTTGATTAGTGCCTGCCGCCCAACAACGAATGTCATGTAAGAATGATTGAACTGCTTCTTTACTGTCTACTGACCAATGCCATGAAGCTTGTCTACTGTTACCATTACGTTGTAAACGAGCATGTGCGTCAGCGTCTGCACCGATACCTGTATTATCCGTTTCATGAACAACAATGTATTCCTTCCAGTTTCCATAGCCTGAAGTGACTTTACGCTGCACATCTTCAGGTACTAATAGTTGTCTATACTGCATTCAAACTCCCCCTATAAGAAAAATTTATTAATTACACCTACAATAATAGCCGCTAGAATAGTACGACCTTGCCACTTTTGAGTGTCTTCTACTTTAGAGATACGCTCGTCCTGTGCTTCGTCTTTCTTATTAACTAAAGCAATAACAGCGTTGTCACCTGCAACAATAGATTTCTCCATATCGTCAATACGCTTATGTGCAATCCTGACATTCTCATACATAGCAGGTGTTTCACTTACTAATTTTAACACACTTGTCATTTGTTCGCTTATATGTTTTGTGTTTTCTTCTAGTCTAGCAATAGAAATAGCCATGTCTTTTATCTCCTGCATACTCTTGTCCTCCATTAGAAAAGACCTCCTCCCTATGCACTTAATGGTAATTGTAACATGGTAAGGAGGTCTTGACTATCATTTTTGTAGAGAATTATACCACTCTAGGAAACTAGAACCAATGCGTCTTTGTTCGTTTCTTAATTCGACAATTGCGTCTTTTTTCTCCTGCGAACTCATAGTAGTATCTTCCTGTATGGACTTGATTTCATCATTTAAATCTTTAAACTGCTTGCTGTATGACGTAGCTGATTCAGTGTCTTTAAGCTCTTTTTTCTCCTGCGTGTTAGCAAAGCGTCTTTCATCATACTTAGCTTTTTCTATTGCCTTACCTGTACCTAAACTATTAGCTTCGTTGAACATAAATTGGTTAGCTGATTTTCCAAAAACATCATCTAAAGTTTTAGGTTTAGCAGGTGTATCTAATGTTTTAGCACTAATAGCGTCAATGGCATCTAAAGCCTGTGTACCTAAAGAGCCTGTCGATTTCTTGATAATGTGGTCAATCTGTGCAGGTGATAAAACCTCATTAACTACAGGAAGACTGCCAATACTTTTAGACAACTCCGAGGTGTATTGATTGTATCGTTCTTCTTTAGGTTTGAACTCATCAAACTTCGATTCAATATCGTAACCTGTGAAGAAATCTCGGTTAGCTCCTAACTCTAATAGTGTGTTCAGACCTGCAACGCTGTTAGGTGGTGTCAGGATACCTCCCACCTCACTTAGGAACTGCTTAGTCTCTTCCTTCGATGTCATAGAATTAGAGTCTGTAAGTTGATTCAGTACATGCTCTACAGGATTTGCAAAGACCTGACCTATGAAGTGAGGCTTTGGAATAACTGCAACCTTGTCTGAGTTAGGTACAGGTGCGAACCAATATAAGTTCTTTTGGTAGTCAGGTGCATTGTCAATCATTCTACGCTGCTCCTCGGATGTCGTAGGTGCGAACCTAGACATGTAAAGAGCTAAGGTAGGTGCTGTAATGTACGTCATTGCCTTTGTACCGAAGCCTACAGGGTCTTGACGCATGGCTTCAATAACACGGGCGTTACCACGAATAGCGGCATTCAAGTAAGGTACATAGTCGTTAGCTTTCTTTACAGCATCACCTTTTTGCGAGTAGTCCATAATGTCTGTAGCTTCAAAGAATGCATCCTTTTCAGAAAGACCTTTCTTTTGAGCCTGACGGAATTCACCTAAACGAGCACCACGTTCCATAGTTGAGCCAAATTTTTCAATCGCTTTGAATGGATTTAGCACGATCATTTTATTATTGCCATCTAAGCTACCTGTTTCAAGTGACTTTGCTAGGCTCTTAATATCATCCTTTGACGTAGAGACAAACTGAGTAGCACCGCCACCCATTTTTTCATAAGTATCTACAGCAGACTTAAATCGTCCGTTAGTTGCTTTTTCCAAAGTTTTACCAAAGAATGAGTCCACGAAGCCCATTGCTACAGATGCAGGGTTTTGACCTGTACGTGATGTAAGAGCTGATTGAGCACTATCACGAACTGCTGAGACAAAGTGGAACGGAATATTATAGTGCGTTGAACCTTTCTTAACTAAGTCAGCAAACGACTTGGCAGACTTTGAAACTATGCCATCATCAGGCTTGTACTGCGATTTTTCAAGATAGTTAACTAAGTACTCAGGCACTTCGTAATGTTTTTGAACACCGTCTTGATAAGCTGTAACTGTTTTACCTGATACAGGTTCAGGGACTTCACGGAACATTGTGCCGTCTGTGTCAATATCAGCGTACTTACCAATCGTTTGAAGCATACTATTCTTCTCAGCATTTCTAATAGTCATAATATGGTTACGCATAGCTGACTCAGTAACAGGTAGGATTTTTAAGTCTGAGCTACCGCCTTTACGAGAAAGGATGGATGATTTAGCTTTAGTACGACCTATACCTAAAACAGAATCCTCACCTATGTCACGTGCAAGTGATACATAGTTAGGGTGTCTAGCACGTAATGCAGATAGCATGTCCTCATCTAAGAAGCCTGCCTCTTTAGCACGTTGTAAGTTTGCATCTTGAATAGCCATAAAATGACGGTGTGACTCTTGCATTTGTGGGTTATTTTCCCATTTTTTAAGAACACTCTCCACCCATTCAGGACTAGCCGATTCAGGCAGTGCATAAGGGTTCAAGTCACCGACTTTATCTAAGATGTCGTTACGCTGTTTCTGCCATGTCAATACTTCTTTACCTGTCATTTCACTAGGTCGTTTAGTCGTTATTTTATCGAATTCGTCCATAAGCTCGACAGTAGACTTACCTAACTGAGCATTCAAGGCATGAATATCATTAGCATGTAGAGCTAAAGAGTACTCGTCTAGGTCTTTAGAAGTTAAACCATAGCCATTTAATCGGTCATATAGTGGCTTGAAGTTATCTCTAGCTGAAATAGCTGCCCTTGCACTAGAAGAACTAAGCATACGAGCCTGTTTGTACAAGCTGTCGTCTACCTTCAAACCTGTTTTTGGAGCAGCTTCTAACACATTGTTTGCGTCAAGGTCTTTTAAAGAACGCTCTAGTATCTTCAAGTCAGAAGCACCGTCAACAATTTCACGATTGAACGAACGCATAAGTGCCTTAGCACCGTCTTTAGGCGACATACGTGTCTTAATATCTTGAGAATAGCTAATAGGACTGTCCATTGCATCTAGTTTAAGAGATGCTTCTTCAGGTGTAACTTTCTTAGGCTGAATCATCTTCGTTGTCTCAAGATGAATAGGCTTGTTTACATTAGATGTAGCAGCAGCCTCTCTTACGTTACTAGCAGGCTGCGTAACGTCTGTTTTACGGAATCCTGAATCTAAGTTAGTGAGAGCACTAGAACGCCTCTCAGTGGCATTCTGAGCACTTTGGGAGATAGCT